AATTGCCTTTTGAACATAAGCAATAGACTTGCGATACACTTCGCTAGATTGCGTAACAAGCAACATAGCTGCACCATTGATAGGCGAACTATCAACAGTCTGATATTGCTGATCAGGTCCACCAGCAGTAAAGTTTGCAGGAGGAATAAGACCAGGATAAACAGGAATTAAAGTACCAGTTGTTGCAACATCGGCAGTAACAACAAATTGGCGTAAAGTTCCTAAAGACTGCTTGGTAACACGGTTTACCGCATTAACATTAGCAAAGGTAACAATGTCACCTTTCTTTAAGGTTCCAGTGATAGCATTAACTAGAATAGTACCACCAGAAACAGCAGTAGTTTGATTACCACCATTTACAGTACCACCAGCACTAAATGTACCAGCAGTATGTTTAATGACAGTCTGATCACGAAACCAACGCTCATAACCTAATCCAGACTTCATCATACCAGAACGGAATTGCTGGCTAATTTCTGGAGTAGGATTAAGTAAGCCTTGAAGTGAAACAGTAGTACGTGCATCTGTAGTTGGATCATTGACCATCCGGCGCGTCATTTGATCGGCCGAATTATCATCAAGAATAGCATTTCCTAAAAGGAATTGCTCAGATGTAGGACTAATGATAGCACCTGTTGCACTAACAGCATTTAATGCAGCAGCACTATTAACATTAGAAACGAAGTTACAAACACCACCTTCAGAACCTTGCATAACAGTTGAAGCAACCTTACCAGCAAGGTTATTGATCATCGGTGCCATGACGATTTCCGAATAATCATCAATCGACATGGTACGTTCTGCGGTAGTAAACGGAACCGCAACATTCTTTTGATTAGAAACAGTTAATGTAGTATATTGCTCAGTTGTATTCTGCAATTGCATTGCAGGACCATCTGTAACAACATAATCGTTGGGCAAACGAATACGCAAGGTATTGCCAATCTTTGCCCCATCAACGGCAAAGGCTGGATCATATTGCGTATCCATATTCATAATGAAAAGATTACTGTTCTTAAACAATCGAACAGCTTCACGAGTAATCATGTCAATAGTGAGCAGAGAATTGCCGGCCATTATCTATCCAACCTTATCAAATGAACTGTTGATTTATAATTTGGGTTAAAATTAAACAGCATGAATTTATCATGCTACAAATCGAATTTTTAGGGATGTGTGCTCAAAATGAGCTAAATCAGGGTCTATTAAAGCCGACCACAGCAGGCTAACGCAAAATCGTCTACAAACTTATCAGGGGTCTATAATCCCGACCCAACAGCAGGGAAAAGATTAATTTTTCTTATACCCACATATCGCAGGTATAGTCAAGTGGCTTATTTTCATTCCATCTATTCTTAGCTGCTATCGATTGTTTTAAACGTGTTACTTCTGAAACTATTTTGCCTTTTTGAGCTAATGATATTTTAGCTCTAGTTTCAGGAGAATATTTACGTCCTTTGCGCATAGCATTTATATGCTCTAAAGAACGTTTAGAACCTTTTGAATGTTTATTACCTTGCATTTTTAATGCGCGTTTAGCTTTAGTTTCCTCAGATTGCTTGTGGCCTTTATGACTTTCTGAAAGCTTCTTTCTTGTTTCTTCTGAAGCTTTTACACCAGTTCTATTTCTAGCTGTTTTACAAATATTGTAGGCAATATTTCTATCAGTAGCATTTAGTCTATCAATCCAATATTGTTCACGTTCTAACAATATAATTTTATCAGTAACAAATTCTAATACAATAAATTTAAAATTAGCTTCGCCATGTAAATTCCAAGCTTGTTGTAAATGATAATTATGATGTTTATCTCTATTCAGTTCTAATTTGTGCAATCTCCATCTATCTTCAAAATCAATTGCACAACCGATATAAAATTTATTGTTAATTAGATTAACAATTATATAAACACCACAATTCACTTATCGCATTCCTTGTCGCTTACTTTCATTGCGTCTTGCAACTTGTTCATTACGCTTTCTAATCCAATCTTCCATAGGGTCTTTATCACTAAGGACGATTGAATTAGTTCTATTTTGACCACCACCTAAACTTTCACCAGGATCAGGAACTTTAGAAATATCTTTATGTACTGGCTTCTTTTCATTTATAATTTTAGTTGAAAGCTTTGTTAACTCAACTGCCATCTTAGCAGGAGATAAAGCATAGATAGTTTCAGCATCATCTACATGATTAGCTAGATAGCTAAGAACTGCACCACCATTATCCAAATCGTCCAATATACCAATCATTTGACCAGGAATTGGACCAATATCTTCCGCTATCGCATCAATCTTCTTTTTAAAATCTTTATCAATCTTATTAGCTGCATCAGCTAAGCGATTACATGCGGCAATAAATTCCCGTTCAATAACTTTATTAGCAGCTTTTTCTTCTGCTCGTTTTTCAACATCTTCTTCAGTTAAAACTTCATCATCTTTAGCAGCTAATTTAGTTTCTAATTCTTTAATTCTATTTTCTAAATCTTTACGTTTTGCAACTTCTTTATCAATTCGACGCTGAATGCGGTCTTTTTCTTTTTGTGTTTGTGCTTCTTTCTTTTCAATTTCTAATTCTTCTTCAGTCTTTTCAGATTTTTCAATTTGTTCTTCTTTAGCTTCAATTAATTCTTCTTCTTCTTTATCATCTACTTTTTCTTCTTCTTTCTTTTCTACAACTTCATTAGTTGTAACATTAATTCTTTCACGTTCTTTTTTTAACTTATCAGCTTTTTCAGCTTCTAATTCAGCAGGTGTTTTTTCTTCTTGCTTGCCTTCATTTGGAGGCGCAAAAGCAATTAAAGCACGATAAGATGTTGTATTAAGCAAACGCGCCAAGCTATTCATTATATTAATCCCTTATTTCAAATAAAGTCATTAATCCTTCATAATTATTATCATTTATTTTATTCATTAAACCTGCTAAATATTCATCCAATTTTTCAAATTGTTTTCTAGAAAAAACTAAATGTAATTTTTCTTCTTTTTTTAAAACTTCATTATCTTCTAATTCAATTTTTAAATTTAATATTGAATTACTAATCATAACCATAATCCTCGTTTTTTAATTTCATCATTTATTTCTTGTTGTATTGCTAAAAATACTGAATTAGCTGGTGGCAATGTTCCAGATGGAAACTTCTTAGCAAACCTAGCATCATTTCTAGCAATACTATTTCTATCATTACTAACTTTATCAACTGATGATTTTGCTTTACGCAATTCATCATCAGTTAATGCAACTACTTCTTTATTATTCCATTGCATTATAAAATAACCGTATTAATTAACTAACAAATTTTCTTCAAGCTTTCCATCTTTTCCTTCGCGACCATTTTAACATCTTTCATTAAATCCTTGTCTTTCTTATGACCTTCAGCGCGTTCTAAATCATGCATGGCTTCCTCGGCTCTATATCGCCTTTCACGTTCCATTTGCTCTTTTGTAGGCTTCCTATCCATATCTACAGCATTACTAGGACTAGCAGTAGCTACAGGTAATTTATTTTTAGGCATTTTCTTAGCCATGTTAATGACCCTTTGTTTTAAACGGATTGATTTTGCTTAATTTATTTAAATCTGGCTCTTTAAAATTTACATTATCTAACAAATCAGTTTTAACATTAATAGGTTTATCACGTATCATTTCTAAAGCTTGTGAAGGTTGTGGAACACTATCTAAAATCTTTTTAATATCAACATCAGGTAATGCATATTGAGTAGATGTTAAATTTGTAGGATCATTAACACGTTCCATCAAAGCATCATAAATTTCTTCTTTCATCAAAGCAGGAATGCTTGGATTACTTAACATTTCAATACATTTTTCAATCGCTACAGGAATGAATTTTTCCAGGTTATTAATGGCATATAAACGAGCATTAGGATATTTGGAGGTTAAGCCTTGACCCCTACCTATTTCGTACCACGTGGCGGCAAGTTCACGCGCAACCTTTTCAAACAAGTGATGTTTAGGTTCTGTGATTTTCATTTATTATTTTGCCTAATAAATTATTGAGTAGTAAAAGGATCATGGTCAACAGGTGTCAATGCCCCATGAGCAGCACCACCAGCGATCAAACCAGCTAAACCATATTTCTTTACAATATCAATAAGTTTATCATCAAATACAACAAAATTTTTAGTATTTTTAGGTGGAATTAAAGTATAGCCTTCATCTGGATATTTTTTTACATAAGCTTGCGCTTGTGCTTCATTAGGAAATATATTTTCACCACCTTGTGGATGTTTTACAATCCAATCTGTTTTTGGACGCGAACCTTGATCTAAATATTTAATACCTTTAATTCCAGCTTCGCGCATTGCTTGTGAAGCATCAGCATTATAAGAATATGCAGTACGTGATTTATCAGTAGCTATTTTTGATAAAACTTGATTAAATGCTGATTTATTTGGATCGTGTTCAATACCAAATTTATCAGCTAATTTTTCTTGTACATGCTTACTTTGTTCACTTAAAGGTTTATCCCAATCTAAAAATTCATCAGGATGTGCTTTAATATTTACTTCATACATTTTACCTTTATGCTGTTTTTCAATTCCTAATTCTTGTGCTTTTTTAAATGCTAATTCATATCCTTTTGCAAATTTTACATTTCCTCCAGCAAAATCTAATGCGGCTTGTTCAATATTATTATCATAACGTTGTAATGTTCTTTTAATTCCATATTTTTCTATTTCACTTTTAATATTTTCTGCAATAGCTCCAGATTGATCAGGATGCAAACCAGCAGCATTTGCAACATCCCTCATTTGCATCCATGCTTCACCATGATGAATTAAACCATCTTTAGTTTGTAACATTCCAGCAGATAAATTATTTCTATAAGCTTTTGCTACCCCTTCATTTTCAGCAAAATACATTCCATGCCCATAGGCTTGTGCACCTTCACCTGTACCTATTTTAGATAAATCAAATTGATCAAAATCATGTGGGGAACCATGATAAGCTTTAATACCTGTTTCAGTAGCTTCAGCAGCACCTTTAGCTAAAGCCTTTTCAGCAGCTATCCCAACTCTATCTATCTTCGGTCCTACAGCCATTGCTGCTATTTCGCCAGCATGTTTCATTACATCAATGGGATGCAATTGCTCTGTACCTTGCATCAAACCACCGACATAATAGCCAGCGTTAGTAATAGGTTCAACCATTCCCTTAGCAACATCAGTCACAAATTGTTGCGTAGGACGCTGACCTAATGTTGTATCAGGAACTATAACAGGTTTTATTGGTTGATTATTTATATTTGGTTGTTGAAATGGATCATGATCTACATTCGTAAAATTAAATGGATCATGCTCTACTGGTACAAGATCAGGCATTAAGCACCAGCTTGCGCAGTCTGCTGATTAGGATTACCTTCAACCCTTAAATATTTTCCTTGTCGATTAGGATCAGGTACATACCATTTACCGTCAGGTGCTTGCTTAGCACCTTCAATTGGTGGCTCAACAACAGGTGCAGGCATATTATCTAATTGCGCTGCAAATTCATCGCCCTTTCCAGGTTCACCAGCATTTAACATGCCCACAATAAGCTGCTTAACAATCGGCTGAATTTGCTCTGGTGTGATTGCTGGTCCTGAATTACCTAATCCAACTAATCGTTTTGTTTCAGCATCATAATCTAATCGTGCTTGCTCTGCTGTAGCAGTCTTAAATCTTAAATCTAAATCTTGTGCTTTGATAGTTAACTCTTTATCCTTATCTGCAAGCTTCTTAGTAGCTTCAGCAAGCAATCCTGTAAGTTGTTCAATCTTATCACTAGCTTGATGCATTATTTGTTCAGTTTGTGGATCAGGTGTATCCCCTGTAATATTTGGGGGTATCATCCGCCGCCAACGTTCGGCTAAAATATCAGCTTCAGGGAAGTCTGCAACTTTAAAGTAAAGATCACCACCAACATCCATAAATTTCGGATTTTGTGCAGCAATTTGCGTTAATGCGTTAAAGGCTTCCATTCGCTTAGTCGCATATGATGGTCCTGTATCAGACTGTACATCATACATACCAACTAAAGGATTAAATAAAATTTGTTCTATTTGTTCGCTTCGATCTTTATCTTGATTTAAAGTATCTAATTTTTGACTGGAAACAGGATTACCGCTTTGATCTTGTGCATTAGGATCAATTATAATATTTTTTTTAGTTCCGTCTCTAGCGGTAATTTGTTTAATTCGTTTTGTGTCATAAATTTTAGGATAAAGATC